ATAAAATAGCTGGAGGATCTACAGCTTCTTTTCCATCTTTAATTAAAGCAGACAACCCTTGTTTTTTAATTTCAGTTTCTTCAAAAGTATCTCTACCCTGCCCAGGTTTTAAAGTACCTAATATATAAAGTATTTGAGCATTAGTAAATAAGATACTTAATTCTGAATCCTCATACCCAGGAGCAGAGCCTGAGTATAAGGAATCAAATTTAGTTAATACATATATTTTTAATTCATTTGCAGTCATTAGCTGGCTAATTTAATTTGATCTTTAATTAGTTCTAGTCTATCAAAATTTTCAGGATCTTTCAACCATTTTAAAGCTATATCCATAGTTCCAATATCAAAACCATCTCTCAATCTGTAAGACTGTTCTTTAGTTTTAGAAATTACACCTTTTTTAACAGCTCTTAGTAGTACAATCTTAACTTCTCTAAATGGAGATTTAATAATAGACACAAATAATTCAGGGGTGTTTTTAGCAATTTTATAGCATTCTGTAGTTACATATTCAATATTAGTTGACTCAGATACTCTTCCATCTTTCATCCAAATAACTTCAAGCATTTTGTTGATGTCATTTTTAATAAGATTGAATTCATCTACAGCATTCATTTCTATTTTAAGCTTATGATTTTCAGCTTTCATAATCTGATCAATATCCATAATCACATATCTGTATGTAGATTTTTTGTTTTGTTCTTCAAAACTAGGAGCAATCAAAGATTTAAAATGTGAAGCTAAAATTTTAAAATTAAGCATATCATGAGGTCTACCCAAATCTAATTCAATAGCCTCATTTTTAAGAACTACAGGATTCTTCTTAAAGTAAGAATCTGGAATTCTATTACCATCAGGTAAAGTACGAGTTTTGTTAGCATCTAAATCTCCTTCTTGAAGACCTAATGTTTTTTCAAAAAACTCTTGTTCTGTAAGTTCAATTGATGGATATTCGATAGTTCTATGTTTAATAGTATTATCTAGGATGCTAACAAGCAATCCTGTTCTTCTATCCAAAGGTACTGTAATCCAAGATTTTGCATTTGCAAACATAAATCCAGCATCATTAATTTCACTACCATTTTTTTCAACCTTAAATTTCTGTCTCCAAGAATTAGGTTTTTTAATTGGCATTAATTTTACTTTTCTGTTTTGAAGGTAACTAAATGTAATTACCTCTTTTTTGTCTTTTAATTCTGTCTTTTCCATTTTCTTTTAAGTTTATACAAAGATATAATAAAAAGGGGAACTTAATCCCCTTTCTATTATTTATTTTATTTTTATGATTATGCGAGAACGCACTTCATATCAATCATTTTAGTTGGGTCAGTAACCATTAGACCACCTTGCCACATACCATGAATCTCATAACCATCTACTTTAGATACAGCAGGGCTTGGGTTCATACCTTTACCACCTACGGAGAATGGATCTCTCATACCTGGGAAGTACTTAAATACTTCAGTAAATCCGCGAGGAACAACACGTTTAACACCTGCTTCTCCTCCAATGTCCATAGCTACAAATCTGCGTGATTCTACAGTACCACCTTTAGGGTGTTCTTCTGGGAACAATACTCTGTTATCAAACAATGGGCAGTACATCAATTCAAAGATGATACCATTGTAAGCATAGTATGTAACATACTGATAACCATAACCAAGAGGATTTTTAATTCCACTCAATCCAGTTTTAGATTTCTCAATGTAGTCAAGAGTTCTTGATACAGTTGAATCTGAGTTTACTTTAGTTTGTACAGCTTTAGAGAAATCTCTCAAACCATATTCACCAGTACAAAGAGTTACAACTCTTTTACCCATTTCAATTCTACCAATTGACAAATCCATTACTGCTTCTGACAAAAGATCAAGATCAAATTCACCATAAGAAAGTTGGTTAGATGGAGAAATTTGTTCAAACAAACCAGCACCTACTTCAATTGGGAAACCATTCTTCTTATCTTTATTCAAGAAAATATCATTGTCAGTAAAGTTATGTCTACCGTACATTGATAGAGATACTTTAGCCATATCAAATTGATATTTAGCAACCATATCTAGGTAGTTAATCCACACTGGAATTGTCTTACCTGTATCTCTTGGATTAGGGAATTCAAATTTCAATGGGTAGTTTTTACCTTCACCAATCATGTTACCAGGAACTTCATATTCCATTCTTAGAGTTGAAGTAATATTCTTCATTCTAAATGGAGATGTAAAGTTTGGTTTTTGACCTCTGTAAGATAGGGTGTTAGGTTGGTAGTTACCAAACTTAGCCCAACGAGTACCTGCTTCTAGTTCTTCAACATCAACATAGAAAGTTGGATCTGAAGTAATCAATTCTACTTCATAAACAAAGTTACTTCCTTTTTGAGTTTGGTTAGTAACATAAAGTTGGAATTCTTCTTTGTTACCTTTAAGTACGTTTCCTGGTTCAAAATAAGGTTCACCAAATTCTAGGAAGAAACTAGTTCCTGCTACACCAGGTTCTGCTACTTTAGTTGCAGAATCATCAACATACCAATCTAACAAAGGTACGTTTTTCTCATGCTGACCAATCAAATCCCAATAGTAGAATTCTCCTTCTGGAGCTTCAACTACAGGAAATTGGTTATACCAGTCAAACATTGCAGTTCCAAGATTTACTCTGTAAATCTGGTGGATAACATTACTAATCATAATAGGGTCTTTCTGATAAAGCGCACCAATATTACTTTTTGTTACTAGACCGTTAAAGTCTTTAGCAGCATACTGCTGCAAATTAAATTGCTTCATTAATTTTAAGTATTAAATATTTGAGTAAGGTCTGCAATAACATCATCGCTATCAGTATCAAGTCCAGACTTTCCTTTTGTTCCTACAGAACTAAATTTAGAGGAGATTTTATTAATATCATCCCCTACTTTTTTAACAGCTTTTGATTGAGCTGATTTTGTAATTTTATCAAAATTTGGTTTTACACTTCCATTCTTATCTAAAGCAAAATAATCCATTGCTACTAGTAAGTGTAACGCATTTTGAAATCCTTCTGAATCTCTCTCTGCTAACATCCCCACTTTATTCAAAGGCTTATTGTCTTTATTTTTTCCTACTATTTCTGTCCTAGATCTAAAGATCTCCTCTACAATTTTTTCATTTATAGGGAAACCTTCTTTATTTATTTTTTCTCTAAACGCACTAATTGAAGCTTTCATATTTTGCAACTGTTGTCTTTGAGCAGTTTCTCTTTTTTGAGCTTCAAGTTTTTCTGTTTCTTTTTTAGTTTCAACTTCTTTATTAGCTGAATCTAAAAGTTTAATCCTAGCTTTCTCTGCTTTATCTGCAATTTCTTCTAGGTCTACAGCTTTAGTTACAGCATCTTCAATTTCTTCTTCATCAAATCCTTTAGACTTAAGGTATTCTGTATAAACAGCTTTAGCTTTATCAACATCTTGCTCAAAAGCACTTTTAGATAAAGAAGCATACTTGTCAATTTTATCTCCAAGAGCATCTACAGTTTCACCATCTAGTTCACTTTCAAACATCAACTCTACTTTCTTTTTAACAGAAGGTGGTAGTTGAGGTACAATCTCTTTAAACAAAATATCAATTGCATCTTTCTCAGCTTTTCTTTCTAGAAGAATACTGAATGATTCTTCACTTCAATCAAACTTAAAATCATCATCTTCATATTCTGATAAATCAGACATAAATCCTTTTGATTGAAAGTGTGTTACAATATCTTGATAAGCTGTAGTATCATCATTAGATGATGTTTCTTTAGCAGTTTCTTTTACTTCTTCTTTTTTTACTTCAGGAGTTTTTGGCTCTGGAGTTTCTTCAGGAGTTTCTAAATCATCAATAATATCTTCAAGCCCTTCGAATACTTCTTCGTGGCTTAGTTCAGTTGTATCTGGATTTTCATTAATTAATCCATTATTGTCTGACATTAAATCTCCGTCTACTTTAAATTCATTTTCCATAGTTAATTCAAATTTAGTTCTTTATGTTTCTGTCTATTTTTTAGAGCAACCATCAGTATAGCTTATTTACTAGGTTTTTTTCTAGCAGCCATCTTCTTAACAGCAATTTCTTTCTCTTTCAGTTTAGCAGATTGATTAGCTATTCTTTCCTGAGATTTGTTTTGAATTTCTGTTTGTTTAATTTTTAATTGCTCTAATCTTTCTTTTAGTTTTAACTCTTGTTCTTTAATCTTGAGTTCTTTATTTTTAGTACTAGCGTTCAAAGCTAATTCTTTTTCTTTAAATAATATATCAGTATACTGTTTATTTGTTTCTAATGCAAGCTTACCTTGTTCTATAACATCAGGAACAAGGTTGTCATTAACATCAGTATCTTCAGCAAACCCTAAAGCTCTTAGTGTTTCAACTTCAAGCTCATTAGCTCTATCAAGTTCTTTATTGATATTCTCATTTTCCATCTTATCATACTCAAGCTGTAGATACTTCTGTTCAGTTTCAGCAATTTGAGCAGCCATTTGAGCTTCATGTTCTCTTTCAGCTTTTGCAGACTCAGCTTGTTGTTGCATTGCTTCCTCTTCTACTTGTTCAAGGTATCTAGATAGAGCAGACACACTGTCTTTTTGGTAAATAGCTATAATATCTTTAAACTTCATAACACCATTTTGCATAGCAGCATGTGCAAGTTGTTTAATAGCTTGCATCATCTCAGCTACATTGGCATTATCTGTAGTTTCTAAGTCATATTCTGATTCATCAATATCATCAAACCATTTTACTAGTTCAGTACCCCCATCATCCAGTACATACTGTGCTTTTTTAGGGTTGTTCTTCCATACATATTTAGATACAGACAGCATTCTAGCAAGTACATCTTTCTTAAACTCATTATGCAAACTAATATACTTTTCAGTTGCAGAATTAGAAGCTGACCAAGCCATTTGTGCATTCCCAACAGCTTGACTACTAGATAAGTCACCTTGTCTAGCATCATTAACCCCAGAAATAACGTCCATTTCTTGTCTCAAGAACTGAAGCATCTGTATTTGCTGACTAATATACTGACCCATTTGTTGATCAATAGTTTGTGCAGTCAATGTATTAAAATTACCAGCAGATTTACCTTGAGAAGGTCCTTTAAGGATCTCATTAGTTGGGTCCATTGGTAACCAACCAGTTGCTTCTCCAACACCAAACCATTTTTTAGGGTCCCAAGCTTCAGGAACCATTGACACATTGAATAATGTCATTGGACCTTTGTATTTAGCTGAGATTAAGTTCAATCTATGGTGATAAATGTCATATAAATAGCTTGTTGCCTTAGTAATATCCAAAAAGCTTCTAACTTTAGAGTTATTTGTGTTGCAATAGATACCTACATAAGAAGGTGATGCTTTAGCTAGGTTAGTTAGCTTTCTATCTTGATATGGGAGAGGTCTTAGCTTACAATAAATGTCATTTCCAATCTTAGTACCTTCCCACCACTCATTAATAATGATTATTTTAGAAGTTTCCCCTAAAGATTTATCTACTTTATAGAATTCATCTTCAATTCTAACATCTTCAATCCCATAATCATCAAAGAAAGTGATTTCTTGGAGCTTTCTTTTACTTCTCCATTGAGTTCTAACAACTCTAATGTTACCTCTGATGTCAAAAGTAGAACTAAAGTAAGATAATGCTGTTTCATTAGGTTGAATAATGTCAGTATTACCATACCATTCCCCTAAAGTAATGTCTCTATTGAATGCCATCCCCATAGGACCAACGCTAGAAGACATTCCTCTATACTTTTCTAGAGAAATTACATCTGCTGGAGTTAAATCATCGTAAAATTGGTTCAATACTTCCCCTAAAGGCATCATAGTAAACTCAACAATCATTTCTGAATCTTGAATTTTATAGGCTTCTTGTGATTGAATAGCAAATACATACAAAGGATTTACTTTTCTAACAGATAAATCATTACCTAGTTCTTCAATACACATAATTTCTTCCCCAGTAATTAGAAAATCTTCCCAACTTCTAAGAAATAATTCAGCAACCCCTAATCTATTATATTCATATCTAAGTATTTTATTCATAGTGATTTCTTTTAAATCTTGCCATGAATATTTAAGATATTTTTGTTGTTTTAATAACTCTTGTTGTACTACTTCAGGATCTTGGATATTTTGTTCAATCATTTGAATCATTTTCTCCATCCACATACCCTTCATTTGCTCTTCTTTAGAGCTAATTCCCATTTCATCAGAAGATGAGATATTAACTCTGTAAGGAAATCTAGTTAATTTTTTAGCTTCTTCCCCAACAAGAATTCTAATTTTAGCATTAGCTAATTCCTGATGTTGTACATTTTTTGGGAAAGTTTTAAATTGTTCCCCATAAGGCTCTATAACTCTAGATACATCACTATCAGTGAGTTGTCCATTATACAATCTATAGTTTACTCTTTTGTTATAGAAAGATTGTCTAATAACAGCTGAGTCAATTGTAATAACTGATTCCCCAGCATCTACACATCTTTTAGCCCAGTCTTTATTCTTGAGCCTGTCAGAGACTACTTGTTCAGGGAATATTAATACACTACTTCCTACCATGTTTACAAATTTATTATTATATTAATAAGGAATTCCATTTATCTCCTTGGTCAGTATAGCTTTTGTTTTCATCAAATACTCCCAGTTCCTTAAACCATTCATTTTCAGTAAATGACTTAGTTCTTTTTTCCTCTGTTTTAACAATTTGCTTTCTAATTGAAGTATCTAAAATCAAAACTGCCCTCATAGTTGATATTCTATCGAAGTTACCATCAGGATTATATTTAATTAATTCTTCAATCAATCCTGTACTTCTAAGTCTATGTAAATTTTTGAGTTCGCTTCCTGGTTCTAATTCTTCTAAAAGCCAATCATTAATAAGTTCATTACCCCAATCATTAGTGTACTTTGTAGCTTTATAACCAAAGGATGTATTAAGTCCAGGTTTCCATTCAGTTCTATCTCTAATTGATAAAGGTGTTTCAGCAAGCATATGCAAGCTGTTTTTGTTTTCAAAATAGTTTACAATCCCAATCTTATTAATCTCTGGGAAACCTAAACCATGTGCATTGTAATAAATAATAAGCTTTCTAAAGATTTCATATAACTCAGAAGCTCTTCTTCTACCTGTATATTCAGCTACTATTCTTCTAGTTAATCTATCAAACACTAGTACACACCCTAAAGAGTCTGATTGTACTACTTGATCATCATCATAAGGGTCACAAGATACAATATACCTTCTAGCATATACTCTCCCAACATCATCTCTTTGAGGCTGTTCAAATATTTCTAAACAACCAGTTATATCTTCTTCTTTCCCAATAGGGTATCTTCTTAGAGGAGTTTTTTCTAAAGTAATCTTTTGTTCAATCTCCCCACTTTCTGTATTAACCCCTAAATCACCAACCCAATTAGATAAAACAAACTTCTCAACATTAGATGTAATTTCCCCTAATCTTTCCTTTAAAAGGATAGTAGGGAATGTATTACCTGCTGTAATTAAGAAACCTTCTGATGGAATCAATGGATATTCTGTAATAGATGTTCTAGCAAACTTTTTAGATCTACGATAGTTAAGTACATCCTCTTTACCAGCTAATTCATTAGAGTTACCTTCTTCATCAACTAGTTTAATTGGTTTACCTGTTGCATCTAGAATAATGTTTTTCTTATCATCTTTAAGGACACCAAATCTTTGTTTAGAAGCTGGGAGAAACCATCCACACTTTTGATTAATTTTATCTTCTTCCCATATATTATCAAATGCTAGTAATCCATATTTCTCTGGATCATAAAACATTTGAGAGAATGCAATAGCCCCTTTCCCCATATCACCACCAGTACCAAATAGAATTGGGGTTCCAACCATCTCATTACCATCCATCCATGTAGGTTCTGTAAGAGCAAATGATTCTAGAACATTATCAAACTGACCACACTCTTCAAAAAAGAATAATGATGTTGATTTACCTGCTGATGCCCCAGGATTATCTTTAAAAGTCAATCTCCATATTTCAGACATATAACCTTTCCAAACTTTTCTACCATCAGTTTCAGTAACTTGATGTTGAGCTTTACAATAGTCTTTGTTAAGCTGATCTGGGTTTCTAGGTTTATTCCAACAAGTGTGTTCAACTAAAAAGTTTAAGTTAGTCATTACTGCCCCAATAAAAGGACCACTCCATTTATTTTCATAAGCACCTACACAAGTTACAGAGTCTCTATAGAAATTATATTCATGAGTAGCTAATCCAGCATTTTTATAAGAGAAACCTGTTCTTCTAGGTTTTAGTAATATAATACCTCTTCTGTTTTCAGGATCTCTAGCCTTTTTAAAGATATTAAAGTACTCTAAATCCACATCTGTAAACAAAGGGAAACCCTCTATCTTTCTACCAGTAACAGGATTCCTAACCCTCATTCTAGTAAAGTTTAAATAGAAATAATACTCACCAGGAATAGTTACATTCCCAATGGTTACCCCATTTAAACATTTATTTGTTTCGTTATCCCAGAAATCATAGTATGCTCTAGTACCTCTAAGGGCTTTAGTGTATACACCATTTTTTTCAAAATAGTCTCTTGTTTCTAAGAATGCTTTTGTATTACTTAACATTATGAATTATATCTATCTTCAATATCAACATCCCCTCTAACTCTACCTTTAGTAGCTTCTTTTTCTTTCTTAACAGTTTTCTCTAACCCTTGATACTCATTAATAAACTTACTGAACTTAGACATCATATCTAGTTTAGTTTTAAGTTCATCAGGATCAATAGTTTTTTCATTTAGATAATCTGTAATATCCTGAATACTATTTTTAGTTGATTCTAATAATCTCTCTAAAGGGGATAGCACTAATCTTTTATAAATAGATCTAGCTTCCTCAATCTCTTTAGTTACTTTAAACTTCTTATCTACAAGTACTTCCTCAATAACCCTAGCATCCTTTTCTTCTAAAGAATGATCTGCATAAGGACTATTGGAATCAGATGTATGGTAAATAAAAGTAATAGCATCATTAGCATAAGTCTTGTCTTTGGATTTATCTTTTGTAAAGATATTCTTGAATATCTCAATAGATAAAGTTTCTGGGGTAATAAATACATTGTGATCTTTTATATCGAATACTTTCATTTTAAATTTTCTAGCTTATAAATTACATGGTAACATTCTTGAATAATAGCATCTAGTTGGTTTGTTAAAAAACCATCTTTAAAAAGATCATAACATCCTTCAAAGTAAACTACTCTATTTTTAATAAAAGTTAGAAAAGGAGAACCATCAGTTACCCCTGTAATTTGAAATTCTTTTACTCCAGATTTACCAAAGTATGTTTCAATGAAAGTATCTAGTTGACCTTCAAAGCTTTCATAGAAACTTGCTAATGCCATATGTTCAGCATTACTTTTATTCTTAGCTTGAAGGTGTGCTTTCTTAGCTGTATTTAAGACTTCAAACAAAGTAGTCATAAATGTTGGTACATTATTCTTCGCTAGTGTCTGTGTTATTTTTTTCAGGTCTGTCATAAATCTTTTTTGCTTTAATAGAATTTGTTACAAATTTACCAAATTTTGGGATAAGAAATACATTGTGTGTTTCTGGGTTGGTATAATCAAATTCTTTAGTTTTTTGTACCATAGTTCTAAAATCTGATTCAAATACTTCTTTAACTTTATTAAAGGGGATATTTAGCTTTCTAGAAATTTTACTAATAAGCACTTCTTGTTCTAATGTTAATGTCATTTTTTAAATCCTTTTATCTCAATTTTTTTATGGAGAAGTTCTTTAAATCTATGAAGTTCATCCATAGAATGCTTTACAACAATCCATCCATCATTGGTCCTTAAAAGGGCTTTTGATTTATAAGGTTTATTAGTTCTAGGGTTTATAATTTCTCTAAAGGTGTAGATATCATCTACTTCCATTTTATAGATACTTTGCCCAATAACTTTATCAAAGGGGATCTCCTGCATAACACCATCAATCTCCTGTTTAATAATTATTGTTTTAACCCTATCTTCTAAACCCTTAACTATCATATAGCTACATAACTATTAATATATGTATTCCAATAAAGATTGGCAGATTCTTTATAAAATGCATCTTGTTCTTTTATTGTGTTATGACCCTTGGTAATTAATGCAAATACTAAACAATACCTACTATCTTCTAAACAGTATATTTTCCAAATAGGTTGATACTTTCTATTCTTAGCAATGAACTTCCTAGCCATTGTTTGATATACGTTTAGCTTTTCAATTACTTCCCCTTCAGAGAAGCCAATGTACATATTAGGTGCTGTTTTCATAACTACTTAATTTTTAGGATCATCATCATCTTTATAAATTACTTTAATACTAGTTTTAGGAATCCAAGCTCCCTTTCTCCCTAGCCTTTTATCAAAGATAAAGGTAATTAATTGTTTGTTGATTTCCAAAGATTGTTCATTACTTGTAGTAATATCTCCCTTTTTATATGCATGATTAACTGCTAGCAAGCAGCTATTAAGTTGGTCTTCTGTTAATATTGGAATCATTGTCTGTTTAATGTTTTGTTTTTACATCCTCTAACCTTAGTGTTATCAAATGTCCATATCTCATTATTGTCTAGAATCATTGTAAAGTACAAATGGCTTTCAGGACCATAATCAATAACTAAAAAAGCCCATCCCTCAATATCCAAATGAGGTACATAAAAAGGGATGGGTGGATTTAGTTGTGTTATCATTTAGAGGTTACTTCAACCATCTTAGTTGATTGCCATGTATATTCTTCAACAACATTTACATCATTCCTAATAGAGAAAATATCATACTCATTAATAGACACTAGAGTTACTTCCCTACCATCTGCTTTAATCATATAACCAATTGATTTCTCAATAGCATTATTCTTAACTAATACTGTATCTCCAGGTTGAATTTGATCTACCATAGGTCCTACAGCTAATACAAGATAACCTTTAAAATCTTTTTCTACACCTTGAGGCATACCATTAGGGAGGAACAATCCACCTTCTGTTTGATCCTTCTGTACAATTTCAATCAAGAATGATTTACCAATAGGGGTAAATGGAATTAAGTTTTTTCTTTTCTCTGTCATAATTTTAATTATTAATGTAACTATCAATAAGATCTTTCTCTTGTTTAGTAAGATCTTTTATAAGTTTACTCTGTTCTATTTCCCTAATAATGTTCTTTAGTTGATAGAAATTTATCTTACCCTTTTGAAGGTAAATATTCAATTGTTGTCTAACTGTGTTTTCATTCATCGTGAGACAAATGTACAACTATACTAACCTGTTGTCAAGAAAAAAATGATTGCTAATACTTAAGTGATTGATTTACAGAGTAATTAATTTTCCTTAAAGCAGTAATGCTATTGAAGAATAAACATAAAAACCCCCTAGAGACTATCTCCTTTTTTAAAAATTCAAAAAGCTTCTCTTAACAGTTGGTGTTTAGCCCAGTTCTACTCTTTCCCTTACACTATGGTGGTAGTCCTGTTAATTGAAGTTTTCTTTGTGTACCTATTGGAGAAACCTCAGCCCTATGTTTAGTCTTTATTTCAGACCTGGACCTACTATCCAACTTCTAACCTGCTATTTATCTGTTGAGACCCTCACAGGTGGTTTGTATATAATACAAAGTACTTGGCAAAGGTAAACTTAAATTTTTTATTTTCAAAATTTTTTTTAAAATTTTTTATAGTTGTGTTAGCGTGTAGTAACTCCCACCAACACCCTACCTTAGTTTTAGCGATGTTGCTACCTCACACATAAAATGTTAAAAATGAAAACTGTTTCAATTTCTAAAAATTCTCCATTTGCAATTAGTAAATCAGGTAAAATTATGTTCATTGATGGTGACATCAATATTAGAACTAATTTGACATCTTTACCTGATTATGTTGGTGGATTGCAGTACAATCCTGCTGATGTTCAGGATTATAATGGCGGTAAGTATGTTAATGGTCAATTGATCTTGGGCATTAATCCAATCTACCAAGATAAAATCAATTTCTTAAAAGAGGCAGGCATTGCGCTTAGCATTTAATTTGCTTAAAAGGATTGGGGCTTCGCCCCAACCTTTTTTTATATATAATAACATATGTATAAAGCTAAATTAATCTTGTAACTAGTTGATAGTTAGTGTTGTAGGTGGATGATTATCAATCTACCCACATTTTACCCACATTTGCAAACAATCAATAATTCCACTCATTGTAGAATTATATAGCTTTTCACCCTTTAAAACTTTTAAGATGAAAGATCTTTTCAAATGCTCACTTGATGAACTTTTAACAGAACGTCAATCTGCTATTGAAGCAGGAAA